TAGCATTTGAATGTTAAAAGGTAAAGACCCCCGAAATTAAATTCCAGGGGTCTTTAATAGTAATTCCTTAAATTAAGAAGCTACCTTAACGTTCTTTACGACTACCCAAGCATCTGCTTGTTCAATCTGAACGCCTACACGAGTGTAGAGTGTGTACTCAACTGAGTCCTTACGTGGCCAGAAGAATCTGTATACAGTTACATCACGCTTAATTCCAATAACTACGTTATTTGGGAATGAAAGGTGGATGTCACCATGATCTCCTGATGCACCTGTATGTGTACCAGTTTGAGTTTCCTTTAGAAGTGGAACTTCAACAATTGGAATACCGAATGCAAATGGTGCTACATAACCAGCTGGTCCACCAAGTGGAGCCACATCGCCACGGATAACGCTTGATGCGATATCTTGTGGGATTGTCTGATTTGTACCAATGCTTTGCTGGTATAGGAAGTCCTGAATAAGGTTAGATCCTGCAAGGAAGCGTAGGTCTGTACGACGTTGCTTGTACTTACGTGGAAGTGCCTTAAGTGCGCTGTTGAATACTGCACGAGAGATATTAGCTCCCGCTGCATCTACAACATGTCCATTGCCCTTTGCTCTCTTAACAACACCATCAAATGCCTTGTATAGGTTATCTGATGATAGTGAGGAATCTCCATTGAGGACTAGGTCTTCAATGTCGTTACCTGCCTGTGTTGCCATAAGACGTGCAATATGATCTTCAAGATCTGGACCTTCGATGTTGTCTTCTAGAGACTCTGTTGAGAGTTCCCAATCAAGACGAAGCTTCTTTGTGGTCAAAGAAATCTTGGAGAATGTAACGCCTGCGTTTGATCCTGTATCTTCAGCTTCTGAAGCGACTCTCATCAACTTCTCGCCTACTCCGATACGATCAATCTCAGTTGTGTCTGCCTTCATTCTAACTGTACGTGCTACTTTACCGATAACGGTTGCATCAAATACATAATCTAGAAAGCGAGCTGACTGCTCTGGGTTGAGGAGACCACCTGTTTGGGTAGCTCCGACGTGAATGCCAGATCCTGTAATGGATCCACCGTTCATGCCTGTAGATACAGTAGTATTTGCTGCTACTGCCTTTTCTAATAGTTCATTGCTCATTTATTTTTTCACCTGCCTTTTTAATTTAGAATGTCGTTCACGGAACCGAGGAAAGCGCCGCTCCATTTTGATTTCTTTACAAACTCTGTTGACCCGCCAAGGTCAGCAGACTTCTTAATTGCAGTCTCGCCCTCTACTGCGTCGATTCTCTTTTCTACTGAACCGATTGTTTCACGAATACCCTTTACGGTCTCGCTTAAATTATTGTGCTGTTCTGCCAAATCGACGATTCTTGCTTCAACACTCTTGCTAAAGGACTCCACAGTGTTTTTAACTTCTGCAACCTGTGCTGCATTTGTTTCTGCTGCCTTGCTAAGTGTATCGGACAAGAAGCCCTTAAGGTCCCCTAGCATCTTTGCAAAATCAAGCTCTTCTGAAGCTGCTTCTGCTGCTGGTTCTCCTGCGGTATCGGCGGCAACTGAATCCTCAGCTGGTGCTGATTCTTCTGCAACTGCTGGCGCCTCTTCTGCTGCTGGTGCTTCTGCTACTGGAGCTTCTGCTACTGCTTCTGCGACTGGTGCATCAACTGTTGTTTCTTCTGTCATTGTTGTTTCTTCTGACATTGTTGTACCTCCTTTATTTACTTCGGTGTTGTTTTCAAGTTCATTTGCAGAACTAGAAATCTTATTTATATGTTGTTCGTATACGTAACGAACTGCGTCCGCCTTATTGACCTCATTGTTTTCAACCCAACCAATAATCTCCATTGAATTGCCACACGCTGTGCAATCACGAGACTCAACAGTCTCTGAAACAACGATGTTGTCTGATGAACAGAAAAATACATTAGCCGCCAATGTTTCTGCTGCAAGACCTTTAAATACCAATTGACCGTTTACCTTTTCAATTGAAAGAACATTGCAAAGTTCGTTTGCTGGAGAGTCTACAAGAGAAAGCTCGACAAGATCGTAATCTTTAATAAATCTTACAGACTCACCGTTTGACTTGTTTACCTCTGTGTCTGCATCATTAATTCTGCCGCCAATAGAGAAACCAGAAAGAGTGCCATCAAGCACCTTTTCCCAAGTTGCTTGAGCACCCTTTGAAATGTATGTACTCACCCAAATTCCATCATAGAATGATTTTGAGATTGGGTACTCACCCAAATTCCATCATAGAATGACTTTGAGATTGGGTCAAAGAATGTCTCTGACTTAAATGACAAAATCTTGCCTACGGCAATTGGCTGATGCATTTCACGAATGTTGCCTCTAAAGTTTTCAAACGCTTTAAGGCTCGCTTCCGCTGTGACAACATCGCCTGTTTGGTCTACATTGTTCAATGTAGCAAAACCTGAAACAGTTCTATTTTCTTTATTGACCTTGCTAAATGGGACGCCTATAGACAGGCGATTGCCATTACTAGACCAATTTGTTTTTTCAATGTTCATACTGTATAAAGTTTATCAACCTGCGCTTAAAAAGGCAAATAATGATTGACTAAAATCCTTACTCTACTTGCCTTCCATCGCCTTTTGCATTTCTGCCTTCCCCAGATTTATCTGGAGAATTTGCTGATCTTTCGCTATCTCTGGCTCTTGTCTTTCCAGCCTGAGCTGTTTGCTCTGCAGCAGCTTCACCCTTTAAATCTACGACTTCGTCTCCTCCGTCTAGAGGGATCATACCCTTTCTAATTCTAACTTCATTAGGGGTAATTACCTGCATTCTCAAATATCTCTCGTCAATCTTAGACTGAGTATCTTCATCAGTAAGACTTAACTCATTAAATTTAATTACTAGAGCATCCGTCTTTTCTTCGATAATTGCATTTAATTTCTTTTCAAGTCTCATCTGTGCTGGACGACATACCTGCTCTTTAAATGTCTTATCTGCATCACGGGCTACCGCTAAATTAACCCCCTCTGGAGTTCCAACCTTGTTAATTGGAACACGGTGAGCCAATAGCATTTCATCTCTATTTGCCTTACGGTATTTATCAAATGAGCCTTCCTGTGTGCCAGCCTCAATTGGCTCCATCTTAAATTCAACCTTAGATTCTGGAGTATCTGCTGGAAGAGGAATATACAGGGATCTGTGATTCTTTCCCTTAAGTCCAACTTGGAAAAACTCTAGAAGCTTTCTTTCTGACTCTGGTGAAAGCTTTGCTCCCTTTGCTGTAATAATATATCTTGGAACCGCTTTATTCTCAAAATAGTCAAGGTTGTATTTTGCAGCAAATTCATTTCCAGCCAAAGAGTTTTGGGCTGCAACAATGTCTGGCACCCCATAGTATTGATTTACTGGAGTGTACTTCTTAAGGTGAATAATTTCATTAGGTCTGTCATTCCCACCCAAAATTGGATTAGGGGTTTCTTGGTCTCCGTAGTTTCTAAAGAAAACAATCTTACCAAAAAGAAGCTGAACAAATCCGTCTCTTAGTCTTCGGACTCTCATTGTCTTTGCTGGAATATGTCCAATATATCCAATGTCTCCACGAACAGTTCTGCCAACTTCTAAATATCCGTTACCTGTTGCTTCGTAATCTGTCCAGACTTTAATCAGAGTTTCTTGGAATGTGTCTTCACTGTTGCACTGATCTAGCCAGTCTTGAAGATCTTGCTTAAGCTTTGAAAGCTTTCTACGTGCTCTTTCCAACTGCTTCTCATCGCTGATTCCATCAAGCGCATCGTTTGTTTTTCTTGTTTCTAAAAATTGATATCCTAGACCAACAATGTTTGAGGTCTTAGCATTACATGCTGCATAATTATATGTAGAGATTTCGTAAAGTCTTGAAAGGTATTCTAGGTTATATACTGGCTCAATAACATCAAGGAATGCGTACCCTGTGATTGCTTGCGCTAGAAGGCTCTGCTGTGTTTCCGCCCCATCTTTTCCAGTAAAAGCTTTTGAAAGCTCTCTGCTAAGCTTTCTTCTAAACGCTGGAGACATTCCAGACATCTTCTGCATCTCTTCTGCAGAAATCTTAAACTCGTCTGGAGATCCAGACTCCTGAGCTTTTGTAAAACGAACCATGTCAGCATATGTGCTTAATCTAATTTCGTTTTCTAGGGACTCTGTGTCTTCTTCGTATTGAGCTTTCATCTATTTCCTGCCTTTTTCATTTCGTCTTTGTAGACGCCAATATCTAACTGATCTGGAACTAGGCCCCACTCAAGTCTTTGCTTTTGATACTCAAATTCTTCGTCGTCAATTTTTCTGCGACCAGAAAGAAATTTTGGCTGCCCCTCATAAATTCCGTATGATCGGACTTCTCTGGCAAGCATGTCCATTTTTACACGGTTGCCCTTCATTGAAGTAACAGAAAGGAAGTTGCCGTCGTCGTCACCAATCCATCGTCCATCTGGCATTTCCCATACGTAAATGCCCAAAGTCGTCTCTTCGACGATCTGCTTCTTCATGCTTTTAATGTCCATTGTTTTATTTTACCATTTCATGTTATATAAGTCCATATCTTGTCAACTAAAATGACAAAATTAGGCGCTAGAGACTACTAAATAGTCTTGGTTGTAGGTTGATACTGAAGATTCTGTCAGCTGAAGTGACGAATCTGACGATGAGACAGCAGGTTTGCCGCAATATAGGTTGTAGTGATTTAAAACCAATGCCTGAGATAGGTCATATTTGTACAAAGCTATATTCTGATAATTACATGCTGGTCCATAACTTGAAGAAGATAAATAATTAAACTGTAATACATTTAAAATTGGGTCTGTAAAAACAAGGACTACGTGGTGTGGCTCATTTACAACAAACTCATTTTGAATATTTGAGGCTGATGTTTTGTCTACCCCATTTATATAAACCTTAGATATATTAGACTTAAGGGATCCAGACCCATTCCAGCCAAATTTAGTTTCTGGATATGAGCCAGACAGGGAAGAGTAAAAAACTGTATTATTTGAAATAGAAGACGGAGTAAACATAAACTCAATTGATCTTATCTCTTGGTCTACAGACACATTAAATCCCCCAGTTCCTTTTGTCTTTAATCCTACATTTGGGTGTCTAAGTAAAACTGGGTAGCTAAAATTAGCAAGGTCATACTCTTTGTTTGATTCTGCGTAATACCCATAATTATGTGCATAGGCTTCTTTTTTAGAATAAAAAGAAATCTTAAACAAAGACAGTCTTGGCAAATCTTTTGAAGCATCCTGTGTAGCCATAGTTATTCTTACATAAAGTATGTTGCTGCCAGTGTATGATTCTTTATTAAATTGTGGAAGAGATGATCCATTTATGCATGGTTCATAAGTTATGCCATCCAAAGATGTTTCCACAGAAACATTTTTATCCCCCCTCCATTCAACTTTGGAAGATACAATTGGTATTCCAGCTGGTATGTGGAAAACATCATTAATTGTAAATTGCTTAGGCTCTGCAGCTTCTGTTTGATTAAATCCTATATATTTTTTCTTTTCGTCATAATATGTATTTTCATCTAAGAATAATTGCCACTGAGAATCTTTAGTATATTCATAAACAAATATTGGTGCAATGTTTTGGCCATGCAATCCCAAAAGCAAACCATCGTCTGGAGCAACAACATGGACTGGCTGAGTATGATCTAGGCCAGCATAGTAATGCTTGTAGACTTGCATTTCTGAAAGTCCATATCTATAAATTGCTGGAGCATCTACAAGAAAGCTATCTAGAACGTTTGTTGTTGGGCCAGAAATAAATGAAACCGAGGTATTAGCAAACTTAAAGTTATACAAAGACTTTGAGGACACAAGTGTACCGTCAATATAAATTTCCATTGTGCGAACATTATATTTGGCAACAATATGCATTGATTTTTGTGAAAAAGAAAGTTTGTGGGTTAAAGACTCCATACCTAAAGAAAAAATTATATTTCCGTCTTTATAAAACAAGCCGATAGAATTTGTAGGATCTCCCAAGATTGGAGTAAGCTCAGAGGTAGATATCTTCTGCTTAAACCATATCTCTAAAGAAAAATCATTGTCTGAATATTCGGATGTTGCAAAGCCTCCAAATCCAACGTTTTTATAAAAGTTTTTATTTGTGTTATAAGAAATAGAAGAGGTGTTGGTAATTTTTGTAGCAAAGGATCCCCCATACACCAGTGGCATTATATTTGAATTAAATGTTCCGTTGTACAATCCGTGGTTTCCGCACCCAGAGATATCATTTGCTGTTGTAAATACAGACTCATCCAGTGGCCAGAGGCCTAGTGGATTATCTTTTATTACATTTAGATAGTATGACATATCTCTCCATTATATCGTAAGTTGTACAGAAGAACCAGCCAATGAAGTATTGTAGTCTTCATTCCATCCATAAGCAGTTAGCCTATATGTTCCAGCTTCAATATTTGTTATATCGTATGAACCAGAAACGTTGTTTGTAGACTGATCATATCCAAAATATTGAGCAACTGCATTAGACACGGAACCCCCAGATGTTGTTTCCAATATCATATAAAGAGCTCCAGTATTAGAACCTTTTGTTGCTGTAAAATTAATTGCATTTCCAGACTTTGTGGCTGTATTTAGAACTGGTGTTGCTGAAGCAGCTGGATATACTGTTGACAAAACTTGACTTGTTTTTGAACCAGTTGAATATTCATTATTATTGTTAGCAAAAATTTGAACATAATAATTTGTTCCTTCAAAAAGCCCTGTTATTGAAGCTGATTCTGTTGTAACAATTCTAGTTGCTACATAAGAAGAAGTGCCTGGCTTATACAC